TGCTATTGTCATAGTGTTCTGGATCTAGTTCAACATCAACCATACCATCGCCTAAGCGATAGCGAATATAATCAGTTGTGTCTGCTCTTAAACTTGCTAGTGTTGCCATAGTGTGTTCCTGTTCTTACACACTATTTATTACTTTACTGCCTTAAGGATAACAGTATCAGCGTTGATACGTCCGTTGAGTTTTGTCTCAACACCTTTAATATTGTCTAAGAACTTACGCAGTTGCACTTTACCACTCTTGTTAAAGTCTGATAGTTGTTGCTCTGGCTTGCGCAGTGTTTTTGCAATACTCTGCTTCTCGTCAAAAAACTGTAGCGTAGTACCTTTGACTTGTAGTGTAGCATGTTCTTCGGCAACATACTTTCCAATTTTGCGTGTCTTAACATTAAACACCCAAACTTCACTAGCATCAATAATATCCACAGGATTAACAGAGGCTACTTTATACTTTTCGTCGGTTTTGCAATACTTCATTTTTGCTACCAACTTGTCAGCACTCTTAGGCTTGGGTGTGCGTGTCTTACGAGTTGCTTTGCTTTCTGCTGAAATAAGATCACATGCACCTAGGATACCACCAAACAGTGTAATTGCACGTTTCACTGCCGCTTTGTCCAAGTGTGCATATGCTTCTCGCAAATCCTCGTCTTGTTCACGAGCAGGTTGCTGTAGCATAGCATACTCTGCATAAGCACCTTCATAAAAAGCACGGATATGCCTAGCATGTGCTTGATTAACATTCAGTTTACGGAACAGTTTGACAGGATCAAGTCCCTTAAAGGTATTAGGGTTGTCAATAAAGTCGTCAACTACTTCCTCAATTTCTGCAATAATGTTACCACTTGCCTCTTTAATACGTTCTTGGATGCTAGGTACATAAGTATTTTTAGGCTTAGTTGCTTCTACTGCTTTGACTTCTTCAACAATAGACTCACCTTTTTCTGCAAGAGCACCAAATCTACCTGACATCCAAGTGTGACTATCCTCAGGAACTTGATCTGTCTTATCATTATTCATGTAATGACAGTAACAAGCAATATGACTAAATGCCATACTAGCATCACTATTTTTCAGAATGTATGTTGCAGTCTTTTTATCGTAAAACTTTTTTACATACTGTCTTATAATAGGCACATATTCCTTCTTATCTACATCAAAGTGAAAGAAGTCCTTGGCAACTTTGTAGTTGTCCAGAGGTGCGGCGCCAGCGCCAGTAGTTTTACGGCGAGCCTTGGCTGCTTTTTTACGCTTGACTGGTTTACCTTTAAGAGCGGTTAATGCCATCTTTCATAAACTCCATTTCCATTTGTGTTTCGAAGATACTTATATCTACTTGTTTAATCTCAATCATCTTCTCAATCAAATCAAGTGTAAGATTTTTACTTACGCCATGACGAACACCATGTGCAATTGTCTCAAGGTCTTCGATATCTTTTAATAATTCATTCATTATACAACCCTTCCGTTTGCTATAATACTTGACATCATTAGCCTTGCTTGACGCAGTCGACTTTCTAAATGTTTAATAACTTTAGGATTTTGAACTTTACGAGCTGCTTCTTCCATTAACCAATGCGGAATAACACGCAGCATACGCTCAACACTTTCGATTTGCTTTTCTCTAGGCATAGAGATAACGTTTCTTCTGTATTGTGCATTTGTAATTGGCTTCGACATTTGTATCTCTCCGTTAACTTCAACTTACTACTTAATATAGCACGTCTAGAGAATGTGTCAACCTTTTTTAAGAGATATTTTGTAACTTCCTGGATTATTTGCGTTTGTCCATGCTATAACGTGGGGATGTTGCGCACACCAGCTCTGAAACTCATGCATAATAGCACCTTGCCCTGTAACAACAACCACAGTGCGTTGCTTATTGTAGTATGCATCTGTTATGCGAGTATTGAATATTCGCCAGGCTGCGTGTATATTATGTCCGTGTAGATCTAGTTTCATTGAGGTTATTTATAAGCGATAAATACTACGCAATAAGGAATAAAGATGCCAAGAATTTCACTATGGAAAGATGGTGCTCACACCAACGATTATCGCTTCTTCGACAGAAGAATGAAGGAGATGTTTACCATTGGTGGCACTGGAATTAATGTACACAAGTATTTAGGTGTTGCAAGTCAAGGCGGGAGTGATCCTAGTCAACCTAACTATCAAGAACCTGATCCATTGGGCATACAAGATTTCTTATTCCTAGAAAACAGAGACAGAGTATACGATCAAGACATCTATAGTTTGCGTGGTATATACAGTGTAAGCGATACAGATTTTGACTTATCACAGTTTGGTTTGTTTTTAGCAAACGACACACTGTTTATTACATTGCATGAGAATGANATGCTAAACAATCTTGGACGAAAACTTATGTCAGGCGATGTTATCGAATTGCCACACCTAACAGACTTTAGCGCACTTGACGAAAGTGTAGAACTAAGCCTCAAACGCTACTATGTAGTACAAGAAGGTAGTCGCCCAAGTGAAGGATTTAGCCCAACTTGGTGGAGCCATTTGTGGCGTGTTAAGTGTACACCACTAGTAGATGCACAAGAATATCAGGATATTCTTAATGTACTACAGGAAGATAGTGACGGCAACACCACAGACAATACGCTTCGTGACTTGCTTAGTACATACAACAAAGAACTTGAGATTTCAAACAAGGTTGTTGCTGCAGCAGAAGCAGAGGTACCAGAGAGTGGCTATGATACAAGTCAATTCTATATTGTTCCTACTGATCCAGTTACTGGCAGACCACTAGAATCCAAAGGTGTTAATGCTGATAATACTGCACAAAATGCAGACAGTACAGATGCAACTGCAGATGCTAGACGCATTACGCCTACTAACACCAATGCTTATAGTGGTTATTTGATAGGTGATGGACTTGCTCCTAACGGCGAACCAATTAGTATGGGAACAAGTTTCCCAAGTGACAGCCAAGAAGGCGACTTTATATTACGCTTGGACTTCCTACCAAACAGACTGTTTAGATACAGCGGATCACGTTGGATAAAAGTAGAAGATGATGTGCGTAGTAAACTTACACCGGGCTTAGGCTCAACACAGATGGATGGATTTATTAACAACACAAGCACATTTACTGCAGACGATAACACTACTGCAACCAGTAGACAGTCGCTTAGTGATGCACTGAAACCTAGAGAAGATTAATGCCACAACAATTCTTTTATGATGAACAAATAAGACGTTTCCTATTGCAGTTTATTCGTGCATTTAGTAACTTTCAGGTTGAGTATGGCAAGGATCGTGCAGGTAATACTACGCTTGTTACTGTGCCTGTTAAGTATGGCGATAGTACTCGTATGGTAAGCAGCATTATTCGTGAAAACAGTGAGAACAAAATCATACCAACACCTATGATTAGTTGTTATATGACAGGATTAGAATACAACGCAGAACGCAGACAGGATCCTACGTTTATTGACAAGAAGCATATTCGTATGCGCAAATTTGATCCTAATACAAATTCATACAATACTCAACAAGGTAACGCTTTTACAGTAGAGCGTGTTATGCCTGTTCCTTACACACTGCAGTTAAACGTTGATGTGTGGACTAGTAATACTAATCAAAAACTACAACTAATGGAACAAATATTGGTACTGTATAATCCTTCACTTGAAATACAAAGCACTGATAACTATTTAGATTGGACAAGTTTAAGTTATATTGAACTTGCAAATGTACAATTTAGTAGCAGAAGTGTGCCTGTAGGTGTTGATGAACAAATTGATATTGCTACACTTTCATTTACTGTGCCAATTTGGTTAACTGCACCTGCTAAGGTTAAGAAACTTGGTGTTATTAACAAGATTGTTGCTAGTATATATGATGATCAAGGCGGCATTGCTGATGGCGTTATTGATGGACAAATACTACTAGGTGAGCGTATGAAATTTACGCCAATGAACTTTGGTATTATTATACTTGGCAACACTGTACAAATACTAGATCGCAATGAAACTAGCACTAACAAAGTAGACTATACACCGCTAAATGATCCACCGGAAAAGGTTGGATCAGATGATGTTAGTTGGGCGGCACTGATTAACCAATATGGTGAACTACAAAGTGGAATAAGTCAATTGCGTTTAGAGCAAGGCTCTGCAGAAATAGTAGGCACAGTTGCGTTCCATCCTAGTGATCCATACAAACTGCTATGGACAGTACAGAGCGATACTATTCCAACAAATGATATCCCAGCAGTTACAAAAATTATTAATCCTTTGCGTAGCGCACCCGGTGCAGGACTTGCGGCTGCAGCAACAGGGCAGCGTTATCTTATCCTCAATGATATTGGCGATGCAGACAACACAGACGGTCCTGATGCTTGGGGTAGTTTGGTAGCAGGTAGCAACGACATTGTTGAATATAATGGCACAGGTTGGCAAATAGCATTTGATAGTAGCACCGATTCGGGTGTACACTATATGACTAATGCAAACACAGGACTTCAGTATAAGTGGACCGGAACAGAATGGGTCAAGAGCTATGAAGGCGAATATCAAGCAGGCGACTGGAGCATCGTTATCTAACAGTAGTGTTGGAGCGTTATTTCTAAGCAAATCAACAAGTAGGTATATGTTTGTACTGCGCAACGGCGCCAGGTATAATAATATGTGGGCGTTTGTTGGTGGCAAAGTAGAAGCAGGTGAAACTGAATACACTGCACTACAGCGTGAGATTATTGAAGAAATTGGCTTTATGCCGCTTGTACTAAAAACTATCCCAGTAGAAAAGTTTACTAATAGTAAGAATAACTTTACTTACAGTACCTATGTATGTGTTGTAGAAGATGAATTTATCCCTAAACTAAACAGCGAACACAAAGGCTATGCTTGGAGTAAACTAGATAGTTGGCCAAAGCCACTGCATCCCGGAGTGTTTACTACGCTTCAAATTAAAGATATTGTAAGTAAAATTAAAACTGTTGAAAGTTTAATGTGTAATTGATTACATCATCATTGCTAGTACTTCAATAACACCTGTAGTAGTTTCATCACCAACGTGATCTTCAATTGCTTTGCCTATAACAGTTCCTATTGCTGGAGATCCAACATCTGCATCGAACGCTTTTGCCAAACCGTTACCAGCACTAATCATCATATCACCTGCTTCTACAGGCCCTATAACTTTACAAGGTACACGCCCGGCTATTGCAAGTGCAACACCTTCCTGCGCACTGTTCATCAAGTGTGCTGGATCAGTACTGACAATGCCTGCTACTTTAGTACATGCTGCTACATCACATGCTTTTAGTTTGCCTTGACCGGCAAACATAACAACAGTACCTGGATCAATTTCGCTGTCTGCTGCATACATTTCAGCTAAGTCAGCGTATTTTGCACTTGTTGATATACCTGTAAATGTTGTG